TTAATCAATCCGAAAGAAACGGTGGCATAAGTATTGCTATGGGTGCTGATTCTAACTCTGCTAACGGTCAAGAAATTGCTCACGGTACAATTGCTACTTACAAATACACCTTCTGTATTCCTTTGCTCTCGGTCATTGGTGTTAACAGTGATAAGATGTTCCCTGTTGGTTCGGTTAATAATTTACAGCTTGTTATGACTACCGCAAATTTGACTCCTCTTGTTTCATATTGTACTGCTATTACCACTCAACCTGTGTTTACTCCTTTCACACTTAACGAATTTCAACTTAATATGAAGTATGTTGATGTTGGTGATATTGCCGCCGCTCAATTGAGACAAACCCTTCAAGACGGTAAATGGTATATGAAATCAACCACCTACACTAACTCTGCTGTTAATATTCCTTCTGGTTCAAGTGGAGCGCAGCAGTTGTTACTCCAAATTAGAAATAGTTCTGTTAAGTCTATTATTCATCAATTTGGTATTGCTCAAAGTGCTGCTTGCCCTAACCAGTATTACGATGCTATCAATCCTGCCTTAACCAGTAGACAAGTACAGATTTCCGGCAGCTACTTTCCAAACCGACCCCTGAATGATTCGCAAAGACCTGCTGAAGCCTATCCTTACCTTATACAATCTTTGGGAGGTGGAATTGCTAAATCACTTGGAACGGTTGTTACGGTCGATTCTTACAATGCTGTTATACCATCTGCTCCTACTAACTCTGATTCCAGATTAGTCGTTCCTGCTGTTGGTCTTCGTGCAGCTTGGACTGGTTCAGATAATACTAACACACAGATTTCTAAATTTCCTAATGGTGCTTTCTACGGTTATGACCTCGAGAAGAGTGCTGGTATTCTTTTTAGTGGTATTAATACCAGAGCATCGCCTCCTTTCCTCAATTTGTTTTTGGGAGTTGCTTCTTCATCTGCTATTACTTGTCAAGCTTGGGGAATGAGTGATGTCGTCTTAGTCTTTGATGCTGTATCAAAACAAGTGACAGCTTTCATTTAAGCAAGTCACTAAAAAAATAAGACTAAAATTGAAACAAAGAGAGAAACATATGATGCCGATAAACCAAAAGATTTATAGTTTAACCAAATTAACTCAACTTTTATATAGTTAACCATTTTATGTGGTTAAACGAGCAATAAAATTAATTTTATTTACCCTTTAACCTATTTAACAACTAAATTGACATCAATTTGCTTGTTAAACTACTTAAACCATCAATCTTCTGGTTAAACGACACAACATCGGCAACCCAGAAAGTACCCAATTCTATACAAAGTATCAATAAAACAATAGAACCCATTCATAATACAAGAGCGTATACCCATTTGTATTATAATATATTTATTTCTTTCGCATTGCCCTCAATGCTGCCATATGTGCTTTAGCTTCTTCTGAACCTTTGGCAAATTTGGGAACAAACTTTGTTACCTTCTTAACTTTCTTCTCTTTAAGTACCCTCATAGAACGTAATTTTGCCATATGAGCTTTCGCTTCTTCTGAACCTTTCATAAACTTAGGCATTTGTATAATATAAATATATTTTATTCTAAATATTTTAAATAATTAAGCCCAATATAAATTCGGTTCACCTCCATATTTTTTAGCAACCGGAATTGTAATTGCTAAAAGTTGTTTTTCAGCAACAGCTTTACTTAATGGTTTTTTAGAAAAATCTTGTGTTCCATTTGTAACTTTAAAACCTCCCTTAACTTTTTTAATTTTATAAGGCATTTGTATAGTATATATAGATTATATTTCTAAATATTCTAAATATTAAATATCATAACCAAACCATTCTAAAATAGATTTTGCTTTTCTCTCTTGTTGAAGATAATGGTTTATTATTTTATATCTTTCCATCTTTTCTATTTGTAACCATAGCTTATCTAAACAACACCTATGATAATGATTATGTTGTACTATCACTGTTTGATTACTATGTTCTATAAACTTATGACAAATCATACATTGCTTAATTTCACATTTAGTTTCATATTCGCTATCCATATATATAGTTTAACAAATTATTTTATACATAAAATATAATTTATTTTTTATCTGTAATAGGGAATTTTTTCATAAATGCTTTATGATTTGCTTCGAGTGATGTAGAATCGCCCCAAAGTAACCATCTCGATAAAGCTCCGGCAGTATAAGGGTCATTCCAGTTTTCTCTCTTTTGATGTCTTAATAAATAGTTTTCTCTTTTAATTTTGTCCCCTTCATCGATATAAGTCTTACCACCTTCTAAACCAAAATGTACTACTTTACCATTATAAAATGTTGCCATAAATCGTTTATCTTTACGTGTTGATTTTTGAATAAGCATTTGTAATAATATAATATTTTATTTTTTGAATTATTTTCTATATAAAATATAAATGGATAACTATGAAAGACGATTATATCACCAAAAATACAATAAATCATATTATCTTAAAAATAAGTTGACTAAACAAACTGAATCAAAAACTTACTTTAGAAAAATATCTTCTTTAAGCGATAAAAGAAATAATATAGATAAACAGCTTAAAGAAAATGATGAAAAAGCAAAAAAATTTAAAGAATTATTAAATTCTTCACATAGTATAAATGAGTCACATTAAAATTAAGCATAATCAAACTCCTCCTCTTAAGAAACCATCATTTTTAGTTGATGGTAAGCTACACGATAAATTAGATGAATTCGAAATAACTAAATTAATGAATAAACATAATTTTACTTTATTTTTAGGAAAAGCAGGAAGTGGAAAGTCAACCCTTTTAATTTCATTACTTCAGTCACCTGCTATGTTTAAAAAAGTCTATCATACTATTATTCTTTTTTGCCCTCCTAATAGTAGAGCATCTATTAAGAATGACTTTTGGTCTGTGCTTCCAGAGGGTCAAATATATGATGAATTAAATTACGACAATTTACAAGAAGCTTATTCCATTGCTGAAGAGAATGCTGCACAAGGCTTTAGGACATTAATAGTTTTAGATGATGTACAGAAATATTTAAAAGGTGAATGTGAAAAACTTTTATTACATATGGTTAATAATCGTCGTCACTCATCATTATCAATATGGTTAGCTTGTCAAACTTATAAGAGTATCCCATTACAAGTTCGTATGGGTCTAACCTCGCTTTTCGTTTTTAAAATCCAGAAACAAGAAATGGCAAATATATTTCAGGAACAAGTAGAAATTAGCGATGAAGTATTTAAGGAAATATTAAGCCTCGCATATAAAGAACCCCATCAGTTTATTTTTATTGATTCTAATAGTCAACGTATCTTTTTAAATTGGGACGAAATCATTATAGAATAAAAAATGTTTTATAAAAAAATATAATAATTATATATATTACAAATGGGAGCAAAAGAATTCTTCAAGAAATTAGGTAGCGATACTAAAAAGTTCTTTAGTAAAGGCGGAGCAGCAGATGTTGGACTTCGCAAATTAGGAGGGACATTATCTAAGGTTGGAGGTGTAGCACAATCTTTAGCACCTTTGGCGGCAGTAGTTGCCCCAGAGTTAGCTATTCCTTTAATGGCTGGAGGCGCTTTGGCAAAGGTAGGTGGGTCTACTGCTGGCGCAATCCGCAGTGGCGCTCGTAAAGGTGGCGATATAGTACAGAAAACGCAAAACATTACTGGAGCTATAACAAGTGGTATTGAAGCATCGAAACCATCTGTCGCCACTTTAGGAGCAAATTTTGCTTAAACTTTTAATATTTAATATTTTTAAATAAAATAATATTATATATTATAAATGGAACGCGCAGATAATAATGAGGAAAAAATAAACGCCCCACCGACAAGAATAGTTAGTATGCCTTTAAAAAAGAATTTCAAGGTATGGTTAGATAGCAACGTTACTGCTTCATATTCTGGAACACAATTTGACGCAAGATATTCAGTTGATTTTAATCAGTGTATTCGTGAGACTTGGCGTCTTAACAGTTCTTATATAATGACATTCTCTTTTGTTAGTAAAGCATCTACTTTTGCTGTAGGAACAGTAAGTGACGCAAATATTTATACCCTTCATATTGATTTAGGACAAGGAACACCTACAATGTATCGTTACACAAGTGTAAGAACTCCTGTTGGAATTGTCCGTGTTGACAATACTGGTTCAGGTGTTTATACAAACGTTGCCGCCGCATCTGCTTTTGATATTCCTGTTTACTTTAACGCAAGACCCCTTGATAATGAAGGTGTATTTATTAATAACTTGAAGAATGTTACTTCTATTGCTCTTAATTTAATTCAAGCTGGAAGTGGAACTTTCAATAGTGCTGATACTGGTTCAGTTAATACGGCAACGAAATATATCTGCTGTTTAAACTTTCAAGAAGTTTAGGAATCCATCTTTAAAAAGATGGAGGCAAATTTGGTTCTTGCTTCGCTGAACCTTTTGTAAAGGTATAGTTTAACTAAATTTATATAAAAATAAAATGTGTCTTTATATAAATGTCAAGTAACTATGGATTTGAACCGACGCTGGACGGACTAAATAATATTGATGCTGATAACACTACAACAAGTGACATCGTATGTAATACCATTATAATTAATACAAGCGGAACTGCTCCTACGAGACCTCCAGCTGATAATAGCACAAATATCGCTACAACTGCTTATGTTGACGCTGCTACAACAGGAAGTTTTGTCACAATTTCAGGAACACAAACGGTTACAGGTGAAAAGACTTTTAGTAATGCTCTTACGAAAATAACTGGGACTTTAAGAGTTGATGATGTAAGTGCTTCAATTGGAACTGCTACAAGTAATCTTTATACAGGGCAAACATCAGGAGTTTTAAATATTGGAACAGCATCTAATCGTTCAGGAACAATAAATATTGGTACTGGTTCAACCGCAACAAATAATATCAATATTGGGGATAATAGAAGCGGAGCAGGAATAATAACTATGGGGTCTAATAACTCATCTACAAATACAGTATCCATTCAATCAGCAACAATTGATATTGGAACTGTATCTCCAAGTGTAACAACAAATGATGTAAGTATTGGAAACGGACAAATGGGTTCTACTATTATTTTAAATAGTGAAACAACTTGTATTGATGATTTGATTGTAAATAATATTAAATCAACCGCTGGAAGTATGACAATAGCAACAGACCCTGTAGCATACACAGATGATATTACTATTTCAACAGCAAATGATTTAACTTTAAATGCTGGATTTAATGCTGTGATAAATGGATATTATGGAGTATTTGTAGCATCTAACGGTTTTGTATTTACGAGTAATGGGACTTATGGTATGACTTTTAATGAAAATTATGGTTCAGGTGGTAATGGAATAAGTTATAATGGAACAAATGTTTCTTATAATAATACTGGATTAACAAAATATGCTGGAAGTGAAATTAGTATAGATGGAGGACAATTAACGGTTAATGCTGGACCGTTTGTTATTAAATCAGGTGGAACAGAAAGAGTATCAATTAATTATGCTTTGGGACAAACAAGTATAAAAATAAAAACCGATGGGGACGCTATTAGATTTACTGGAAGTGATAATACTTTAATAATGGAAATAGGTGATACTTTAGCGCCTTTATACAAGAAGGGGAGTATTACTATTCCTGATACATCAACCTTTAATTTAATTCCTGTAGCATCACTTATTCAACGAGTTATATCAACTGCTCCTACTGGATATGTATTATGTGATGGAACAAGTTATTCAACAACAGCATCATCTTCTAATCCATATTATGAATTATATTTAGCAATTGGTTACACATTTGGAGGAGCAGGTGCTACATTTAAAGTGCCTAATTATCAAGGTGCTTTCTTAAGAGGTCAAGGGTCACAAACAATAGGAGGAGTTACATATACTGCTCCAGTAATTGGAACAGCACAACAAGACGCAGTTTTAACGCCGTTGTATTGTTCTAATCAGGGTTATTATAATGAACCAGCAGGAACAGGTCGTCAAGTTATTTCAAGAAGTATAATTGGAACAGACCCTGTAGATACAAATACAGGTATTTTACCAAGATTTGATAGAATAGCAACGGAAAATAGACCTATGAATTATTCCGTTTATTATTTCATTAAATATTAAAATATTATTCTATTATAAATGGAAACTGAAATGATAATCAATATTGCCTATAACCGATTAATGAGTGACCTTTGTATAAAATGGTATTTAGAAGAAGATGAAGAGAGAAAAAAACAAATATACGATAAAGAAATTATGCCCCTTTACAAGAAAAATATAGAAGTGTGGGGTAATAAATAATTTTATAATATATAATTTTTTAAAATAAAATATTATATATTAGTATAAATGAGTGGCAATTTCTGTTACATAAATCCTAAGAACTCGTTAGCAAAGGACGCAAAGATTAATGGTCTTGTGGCTAAGATTATACAAAAGGTGGCTGATATTCCTAACCATCAAGAATATAAAGGCAATATGGAATTGCTTAAAATGATTTGCCTTATGGTAGAACACGCAATAGATAATTCAGGCAAGAAAGACAAGTCACGTATTGACAAGAAGGACATCGTGTTTTCCGTGTATACGAGATTATGGAATGGATTTACCCCTGCTGATATTAAAGTTTTAGATGCTAATATTCAGTACCTTCACGAAAACGGACAAATCATTAAGAAAGGATTATGGTCTGTGTTTAAGCACTCGGTATGCGATTGGGTGTCTCGCAAGATTTTAAACTAATTGAATCCGTTTATGATTTTATTCTTGATTATTTACGGAATCAGTTTCTTAAGAGGATAGGAATTCCTATTCGCATAATAACCGCAATTAATACAGTAGCGAATTTAAATGGCTGGACTTTGTTACAAATGGTTTTAGCGAAATATGGTTACGCAAAATTTATGAGTTGGTTATTCTGGGTTTCTATGGTATTATAAGTTAAGTTGAAATATATTATTAAATTAAATATAATAATATGTTTATTTTTTTACATATCCAAGAGTTGTGGCAATATTACTTTGTCCCATTGCTTCTGCTGTATCAGTTAATTCTTTTAGGTCAACATTTGCGAATTTAGACGAAATATAAATATGTCTTAGCATTGATGTACTTATTTTTTTATCAAAAATTGTATTAAGTCTATGTGTAATTTGACTTGGATTCAATGCACCACCCTTATTATCAAAAAGTAAATATTCCATATCTTCTGGTAAAACAGCTAACCATTTCTTTAAAATGGGTAATAATAATTTTGGTATTTCAATAATTTGTTGCCCTTTTGTTTTTGCAGTTTTATAATTATTAAAAACAAAGACTTTCTTTTTCATATCTACATAATTATCATTTTCATTATCATAATTTTTGATTTTCATCTTCCAATCGAGAGAACGACGTGGAGCTAAATAAATACCACCTGTTAAACATAATAAAATATAATTCTGGATTTTCTGATAATCTACCATATCTAATTTTGGTTTTTTATAAAGCATTTTAGCTTCAGTTTGTAACTTCTTTAAAATATCCTCTACATCGCTTGTAGGTATCATATTCTGTTCGAACTTACCATCTTTCTTTTGTAGTAGTTGAGCATCATTATATTCACCAATATCGCTCATCATTTGTTTATTATAATCCTTATTTCCTGTGATGACAACCAAAGCAGCAAGAGTAGTTTTACGTTTAGAAAATGGAATATCCTTTAAATGTTCCATTATTACTTCAACATTATCGAACTTATCTAAATCAATTTCATTATCATTTGAATAACATTTTTTGTAAATATTTGTTAAAATACTTTTATATGTCTTTAACGAGCCATCGCTCAAATTAGGTCGCTTCTTTTTAAGAACTTCAGTCAAATCCATCTATAGTATTAACCTTTATTTTATTTTTGTTAATTTATGTCTAAATAAATAAACAATCAAACATACTCTATAAAAACCTAAAAAAGACTCTATTCAAAAGTTCAAGCCTTGTGTATATATATTTTTTGTCCTTTGAAAAAATAAATAGCAAAGTATCCCCAATATATAAGTAAGATAACTACACTAAACTTAACATTTATATCTTCTATTTTATTTGATTTTGATTTTGAAATATTTTTATATCATTTGATATAAGAATACGATGAACAAAGAATATCATAAAATTTATTATGAAAAAAATAGAAAGAAAATAATAGAATATCAAAAAAAATATAGAAAAAATAATTATGAAAAAATATTACAACGAAATAGAGAATACAATGAAAAAAATAAAATAAAACTTAAAGAATATCATAAAATTTATTATCAAAAAAATAGAATAAGTATTTTAGAAAGACAAAACAATTATAATCATAGTTCTAAACTTGAACCTAAAAATGAAAATAAACCTTTAAATATTATAAAAGGTAAAGGGAAAGCAGGTGTTAAAACAGCATTAATAATTAATAATTTATATAGATTACAACAAAAAAAAGAAGCATTTATTAAACAATTGCAAAGCTAAAATAATTCATTATCAGTTACATTTTGATTATGTTTTATACTTTTAAAATGTGTCTGTTTATGTTGTGGTTTATATTTTCCCCCACATTGACATTCAATCGAATCACAAATATATCGTTTATTATTATTTATTTTAATATTAATCTGTTTTTCAATTTCTGATACATACGCCTGTTTCATATTTAAAGTTGCTTTATATCCACGCCTCCAATATTCTTCACGACATTCAGCTTCACGTTTTGAAACACACTCATATAATTCAACCGGTACTATTTCACAACATTTAAATCCTCCATTTTCATTAATAAACTTATATAATTTCACATTAGATTTTTTGATATTATTACAACACGATTTATGAGTCTGTTTTCTTTGCTTTAAATTTTTGGTTGACCCAACATAGGATTCTCCGGCAATACTAATTCGATATATGGTATATATCATTTATATAGTATAACTATATTTTATTTAAATATTAATTTTCCTAAATAATTAATAATTTATTTATTAAACTATTTAGAAATATTATTTTCTATATACTATATACAATGGAATCAACAATGAACCTACCCCAAGAGGAAGCTAAAAAAGACCGAAAAACCTATATGCGTGACTATATGAATTCCTATTATAAGAAAAATCATATTCTTGAAAAGAAGCGTGGTTTAACTCGTTACTATAAAAAAACTAATAATGTTAGTGACGAAGACAAAACCAAATATGGTAACGATTTAGCACTGATAATTAAAACATTCAACTGTTTAGACAAGGTCTTGGAAGAATGCCCCCAACATTTCGATTCAATTTTAGAGAAATATTTAGGGGTTTAATATAAAAATAACTTTAACATATTTAGGAAATTATTTGTTTAAAAAAAATTCACTTAAACAAATAATAATATTACACTATATAAATGATAGCCGACGGAATTATCGATATTCTTACTTTTGAAGATGAAAGGGATAAATTGCTTGAAATGTCTGTTCCACAATTGGTGCAACATAAAAGAATCATTAATGATATGGAAGAAAAGATGAAAAATAATAAATATTATCAGAGTATTGACCAACAAAATAAATTTAAGGAACTGCAAAAACAATTAGATAATGATTATGATATGGACGAAGCGAAAAACGATGTTATAAAAGAATCCTTACGAAAGAAACAAGCAGAAGAACGATGGTTTTTCACTAAAATTACTATGTACAATAATAAGTTTTACATTAAAAATAAACAAAAATTAAATGAAATTATTGATATGCTAATTGATGATAAAAAAACATTTAATCATAAAGATTATATGAATGAAAAGATAACGTGTGAATGTGGCTGTGAAACTTATCGTAAACATTTATCACGACACAAACAATCAGCCCTACATCTACGTAGGCTTGAATCAAAAAATAAATGAATTTTATTTTATATATGTAGTATAAAATGAAAATCTCGAAAATAATGAAAATCACCAAAAAATCGTAGGGGATTCCCTTTAACTTTTTGCTGTAAAAAATCGATAAAAATCAATGAAAATCACTAAAATCGCTAAAAAATCGTAGGGGGGGTAGGGCGACGGCAAAAACCGCAGAAAAAACGCAGAAAAAATGCTGAAAAATATGCGTTTAACTCTTTTTTTTATGAAATACTTTAGGAAAAATCCTTCGAAACCCCTAAAAGTCGCTAAAAATCACTAAAAACCATTAAAAAATCGATAGGAATTCCTTAAAACCACCCTTTTTTTGGGGATACCTCTATATATTTTTTAAAGAGTCAAGAGAGTTTTAGGGAGTTGGTTTGCTGTGTTTTTTTATGCCATAATTTCGAGCAGCAGAGGGTTTTTATAGGAACAAGGGTCTTTCTAACTTTATTTATAGAGATATCCCCAAAGACTAACCAGAGTTCTGACTTTTGAATCCAGAGTTCTGACTTTTGAAATATTTAGGAAGAATTTAATTAAATTATATTATTTTAATTAAAAAGAATTTAAAAATTTATTTTCTAAACTATGTATATAGAATGCCTTCTTACAACTGCCCTTGCTGCCAATATACCACCGACCGTAAATCAAGCTATGATGACCACTTAACAAGTAAAAAACACAAGAAAAAAATGGAAACCTCTGTTCCACAAGTAATTCAACAAGTAATACAACCTTTAGAACCTGTTAAGGAAGGTTTTGACTTAGACAACTATCTAAATGTAGTCTGTAAAGATGCTATGGATTTTGATTATTTTGTTCAGGAATATTTGCTACACCCAGAGCATCAGGATTGGATTATTTATGTACAAAAGGGAGACCAAGAAGTTCCATTATTGCGAAGTTTAGATTATAGTATTTATCCGAAATCGAATCAATTATTAGCAAGTTTTTTCTGTAAAACATTCAATTCTTTAGAGCATTGTCAAAAACCGATTTTTTGTTCGAATATGAGGGAACATAAATATCATATCAAACAAAATGGAAAATGGACTGAAATTAATCGAGCTGCTTTAGGACATAAAGTATATGGAATAACAATGAAAGCAATATCAGGTGCGCATTATGAAGTATGTAAATTATCACCAAAGCATTTTGAAGCAGTTTATCATAGGAATAAAGGTCAATGGGAATGGAATGGAAAAGATGAATTAATGATAATAATTTACGGAGCAGATATGGATAATTTTAAGACTTTATTCACAACTGAATTATCGAAATTATGTAATAGAAAACAAGTGCAATATACTTGCCCAAAATCACACGATTGGAGCGAATTTAAAGAGGAAAGTGAAATTATCAATGATAGTGATTCTGATTAAGTTCTTTAAGTAGTTTATTAATATATATTTTAAAATAGTTCTTTAAATCATTTTAAAATATTATATATGAAATTATGGGCTTGGACTTTTTCTGGGTTTACCATTTTTAAATCTTCCATATGGAGCATCTGCTTCGCCTTCAAAATTTGGTTTTTGTAATGAAGATTCTCCAGCACGTTGAATTACAGGTAATTTAACATATTTTTTACTCATAGATTCTTGAAATGCTGAAGGTGGTTTAGATGTTTGCGCTTGTAATTCTATTTTTTTATCAATTAAACTATTTACATAATCGAATTGTTTTTTTCCAGCTTCACCCATAAGAGTTTTTTCTTTTATTGTTTCTTTTCTTATTTGTTCTGATAAATCGTCTATTTGTTTAAATAAATTACCAGATATTTTTGATGGAGGAATACTTGATTTAGCAGATGAAGCAACGCTTGATTGTTCTTCACCTTCAAAAGTAGGATATGAGTTTTTTTGTTCATCAATATATTTATTTAATGATTGACTT